CCCGCCAAGCATGCGGCAGCTGATAAACGGTTCTATTTGCTGCTGCGCAGCTCCATGCTGATCAAGCCGGAAGATTTAGAACCGTGCGACGCGGTTTTCATTGACGGCGATCACAGCGAGCGCGCCGTGCTGCACGATAGCGACCTGGCAAGAGCGCTGCTGCGGCCTGGTGGCATCATCATCTGGCATGACTTCAACAATGAGTCCGTCGAGGTGACACCAGCGTTGCATCGCCTGCACAGCTGCGGCTGGCCGATCGTCGCTGTGCAGAGCACCTGGCTTGCATTCTGCAAATTCTGAGGAGCCCGCCATGCCACTTCCGAAACCTCACAAAGACGAAGAGCAAGACGCGTATATGGCACGTTGCATGCATGAAGCTTACGGCTCTGATGCGCCTAGTGATCGCACGCAGGAACAGGCTATTGCCATGTGCCTGCAGACATGGCGTGACAGAAATAAAAGTGCCAAAGCATTCGATTGTCCCGAGCCCGACGATGACGAAACACATAGCGATTACATGGATCGTTGCGTCGATGAAGTTAGCGATGACGATGTCGATCCCGATGATGCCGAGGAAGCTTGCCAAATGGCCTGGGAGGATAGTCGCAGCGCGCGCGGCATGATCGAAAAGACGCACGCCGAAGCCGTGCATGGCATGGAGTTTATTTTATCCGACGAAACACCGGATCGCTTGGGTGATATTATAAACGCTGACTCTTGGGATCTGACCAACTTTCAAAAAAATCCCATTGCGTTGTTCAACCATACTCCTTCATTCGTTATCGGTCGATGGAGTGATTTGCGCGTCGAAAAAGGAGCGCTGCGCGGTCGCCTGATCATGGCGCCAGCTGGGACGTCGGCTCGCATCGACGAAATCCGCAAGCTGATTGACGCCGATATTCTGAAAGCCGTATCGGTCGGCTTTCGCTCGATTGAGGAGGAACCGATTAATGCCAAAGACCCGTGGAAGGGCACACGCTTTTTGAAGTCTGAGCTGGTCGAAACTTCCCTGGTTTCGGTACCAGCCAATCCGAACGCCTTGGCGGTCGCCAAGTCGCTCAACATTTCACCTGCGACGCTCGATCTGGTTTTCGCCAAGCACGGCAATCAAGACCGGATTACGCGTCGCGGGTTCACCGGCAAGCACGCCGATACGTCTCGAACTGGAAAGGGCAGCGCCATGAATGGCCTCGCTCAACGCATAAGTGACATTGAAGTCAAGCTTGTTGAAAGCAAAGATAAGCTGGCGGAGATGTGGACGAAGGTCGATGACAGCAATGTTAGCGACGTTGATCTGCAGACCATCACAGACTTGAATGCCGAAATCGGTCAGCTCACCAAAAAGCATACGGCGCTGATCGACTCGGAAAAGGCGCTGGCCAAGACTGTGAGCAATGGCCAGAGCACAGGGCGCGGGATGACCATCTATCACGCGCCGTCTGGCGATCAGCATGAGAGGATCGTCAGCTCGCCGGCTATCATCCACAAGAAGAAGGAAATGGACCTGATCGATTATCTAGTCAGGGCTGGCACCGTGAATATTCTGTCGCGAGCCACACATCGCGTGTTTGATGATGTGCGCCAGGAAGTCTACGGCGAAGACGAAACGACTAAGGTCATCTGTGACCTAATTTTGCGTGCTGCGTCCGCGCCCGCAATCACTACGGTAGCTGGCTGGGCCGCTGAACTCGTTCAGCAGACCTATACGGACCTGATGCCGCTTTTGATGCCCGCGGCCATTCTGACGCGGCTGGCGGCGAAAGGTCTGGCGCTCAGCTTCGGGCGAGCTGGCCGCATCATCATCCCGACCCGCAATCGTACACCGACAATTGCCGGATCGTTCGTTGGTGAAGGCATGGCGATCCCCGTGCGGCAAGGTGCGTTCAGCAGTCAAACGCTTGTGCCCAAGAAGATGGCCGTCATTTCAGTATGGACCCGCGAAATGAATGACCACAGTATTCCGGCGATCGAGGGTCTGATCCGCGAAGCGATCCAGCAAGACACCAGTGTTGCGGTTGACACTGTGCTGCTCGATAGCAATGCGGCGACCACGATCAGGCCCGCGGGGCTGCTCAATGGCGTTGCCGCGACTACGGCAACGGCGGGCGGCGGCCTTGCCGCACTGATCGGCGACATCACCGCGCTGCTCGGCGCGATAACAACAAATACTTACGGCAATGTCAGGACACCAGCCTTTTTGGTCAACCCGACCGATATGCTGCGTGCATCGTTGCTGCAAGCGACCAACACCGGCATCTTCCCCTTCCGCGATGAAATTCGTGGCGGGACGTTGAATGGCATTCCGCTGATTGACTCAGCGACCGTAACTGCTAAAACAGTGATCCTGATCGATGCCGCAGATTTTGTTGTAGTGGGAGGGGAAGCACCTATCATGACCATGTCAGATCAAGCGACGCTCCACATGGAGGACACGTCGCCGCTTGATTTGGTCAGTGGTTCTCCTGGAACGGTCGCCTCTCCGCAGCGTTCTCTCTTCCAAACTGATAGCATGGCTCTTCGTATGGTACTCCCTCTCAATTGGGTCCAGCGCCGCGCCGGCACCGTTGCGTGGACGCAGAGCGTCACTTGGTGATCAAACAAATAAAGCAGGGTAGAGCAGTCCAGTAGCTCACTTGGCTCATAACCAAGAGGTCGCCGGAGCGAAGCCGGCCCCTGCAACCACCATCAAACAAATCAGGAGTTAGATCATGGCGGATGATCCCGCAACTGAGAATGCACGTAAAGCATTGGCAGAAGCAAAACCGGCGACCGAGAAAATGAAGCAGGATTTTGCTGAGCGTATGAAAGGCAAGCCGACGCCGACGCAGGAGGAAAACGACCTGGCGGCGCTTGGTGCGCATTTCACCGAACATGAGGCTGATGGTTCTGATCCGGACCCGAACATCAGGCACGTCGAGGCGAGCAAGCCGCAGGATTATAAGACGCGCCAGATGGGTGCTGCTCCGACGCATCGCGCACCATCGCGCGAGTAGAGTGGGCCGCCAGTGCGCCAGCACGAATTGACGTGCTTCAAACTGTCGGGGCGACTGTAAGCGCCCGGCGCACATTTCCTGAATTTCCTAACTTCATGATCTCATGACAGCGCGCAGTCTGATCGCGAGCGCCATGCGCACCGTCTTGAAAGCCGTCGAGGGCGAGTACAGGCCTGGCCCGTACTACCTTCCGGTCAGCGGCGGCTGGCTGCCTGACGGTTCTTCAACAAATTGGTGGCAGCTCGGCGACAACATCACGCCATCGGGGGCGCGCACTGCAATGGTCGAGGCCTGCGTCGGCGCGTATTCGCAGACGATCGCCATGTGTCCCGGCGAGCACTGGCGGCTGAACAACAAAGGTGGTCGCGATCGCGTCAAGACTTCATCGCTGGCGCGTGTGCTTCGACATCCGAACGCTTATCAGTCGATATCGGATTTCATGCTCAATGCGATCAGAATGCTTTATCTGGAAGGCAACGCCTATGCGTTGGCGCTGCGCAACGATCGTTTTGAGATTACTGAATTGCATCTGATGGACTCGATGCTATCGAGGCCGCAGGTCGCGATCGATGGATCAGTATTTTATCGTTTATATGGTAACTCCATCGTCGAGCGCATGATCGAGGGGCCGCTTGTGGTGCCGCAGCGCGACGTGCTGCACGTGCGTATGCATGTCGATCGCACGCGACAATATCCTTATCCACTTTGGGGTCAGTCGCCGCTGCTCGCGGCGCTCAATGACATTGGTGTCACCGGAGCAATCAGCCAGCAGCAGCTCACGTATTATATGAACCAGGCGCGGCCCTCGGCCGTGATGTCAACCGATTTAGTATTGGACAAAGATCAGACGCAAGCATTGCGCGATCGGTGGGACGAGCAATCGCGCGGCCTCAATCAAGGCAAAACGCCGATCCTTACCGCGGGCTTGAAGGTGCAGCCATGGGCGACACCGCCGCGGGACGCGCAGCTCGCTGAAATTCTGAAAATCACCGAAGAACACATCGCGCTGGTGTTTCGCATTCCGCTGCAAGTGCTCGGCCTCGGCGGCACGCACACATTTGCCTCGACCGAGGCGCTCATGCAGTTCTGGATTTCCACCGGCTTAGGCTTTGCACTCAATCACATCGAAGAGGCTTTTGGTCTGCTCTTTCAACTGAAAGGCCAACCCGACGAGTATGTCGAATTTTCAACGGATGCGCTGTTGCGCTCGGCGATGAAGGATCGACTCGAAGCGCTCGCAAAGGGCGTTCAGGGCGGCATCTACAGCCCGAACGAAGCCCGCAAAGAAGAGGGACTCCCGGAAGTTCAATTCGGCGAGGAACCGCGGGTGCAAGCCCAAGTCGTGCCACTTTCTGCAGCCGACAAAATTCCAACAGCTCCCGCATCACATACACCTGGCAGCCTTCCGTCAGCGCCAGGCTCGCATTCGCCGCCTAAACCGCAGGTGACGCCCGATGACGTCCAACGGGAAATCCGACGACTTCATGCAGCCGCCAATCGAGCCGCACAGCGAACTATTGCTTGATGCCTGGCGCGAGACGCTTGGTGGCATTCTCGCCGACAAGGACTCAGCTTGGCAGCGCCAGCTCGCACTGGTCCAGGCGCAAGCCGACAAGGTGATCGCTGAGCTGCGCGCCGCCATCGTCGAGCGCCTGGCTGGAGTCGATCGCATGGTCGCCGATCGCCTGGCGTCGTTAAAGGACGGGGAGCCTGGCCCGCAGGGTCCGCCTGGGATCGACGGCCAGCGCGGGCCGCA